TGTCGGTGAATCGGGATCGCTTCATGTAAAACTTCCTCGTCGGGATTGGAGAAAATTCTACTTCTGGCAGCGATGGATTTCAGGGGGGATTACCGGATAGCCCCGGCCGGGTGTTCAGTATTCGTGTCGCCGATCAACTGCTGAAAGGAGCATACGGTGACACCTCAGACCAACCTCTCGCCCCCGGCTTCCGCCGACCGGCGCTACCTCTCCGAACTCGAACTCGCCAACCGCTGGGGACTCTCCCCCAAGACGCTGCAACGCTGGCGTGGCACCGGCAAGGGCCCCCTGTTCGCCAAGTTCTCCAAGAAAGTTGCCTACCCCCTGGATGGCCAGGACGGCGTGCTGGACTGGGAGCGCCGCATTCTCTACCGCTCGACCTCCGAGCGGGCCTACGCGTGAGGAGGCGGCCATGAGCGAACTCATGCACTTCCCCGCCGACCTCGGCGAACTGTCCGTCAGCCAGATCGCCGCCCTGCCGCAGCACCGCCTGCAGGAACTGGACGTCGCCCTCGGCGAGTTGCTGGCCTGGGCCAAGCAGGCCCGGGAGCGCCTCAACGCCGCCCTGGAACAGCGCTACGGCGAGCCAGCCCGCACCGGCCTGCGCGACTCCGGCCGCGACTTCGGCGTGACGCATCTCTCCGACGGTCCCCTGCGCGTGACCTACGAGTTGCCCAAGCGCGTCACCTGGGACCAGCCGCGCATGGCGGAAATCGCCGAACGCATCGTCGCCGCCGGCGAGCGCGTCCAGGACTACATGGACGTTGACCTCTCGGTATCGGAATCCCGCTTCAACAACTGGCCGCCGGCGCTCAAGGAGCAGTTCGCCGCCGCCCGCATCGTCAAACCCGGCAAGGCGTCCTTCCGCCTGGCCTTCGTTCAGGAGACCTCCGAATGAGCACCCACCCCCTGTTTGAAAAACTCCGCCGCCACCTCGGCAGCTATCGCGGCGAATTCCTGCCGGACGAGATCTGCTACTTCGACCGCTACCGCAATCTGGTCGTCAAACCCATCCTGGATGCATCGCTGGACGAGATCGCCTTCGCCATCGAGACGCTGAAGGCGGAGAACGTCGCCATCGCCTGCCGCCGCGATGCGCTGGAGTCCCTGTACGCCCAGGCCCGCAAGCAGGGCGCGGTCGGCGCCGACCCGATCGTGCGGATCGCCGAGGGGGTGATGAAATGAGCCAGCTCGTCGCCTTCGATTTCGAGTCGCACAACGTGCGCGTTGTGGTTGGGGAGGACGGCGAACCGATGTTCGTCGCCGCCGACCTGCTTTCCACCCTGAACCTGGACCGCAAGGCCCTGGAGCGCCTGGATGAAGACGAAAAGGGTGTGAGTTCAATTCACACCCCTGGCGGACACCAGGAAATGACCGTGGTCAGCGAGTCAGGGCTCTTCAACCTCGTTCTCGGCAGCCGCAAGCCGGAGGCCAGGCGGTTCAAACGCTGGGTCACCCACGAGGTGCTGCCCTCCATCCGCAGGACCGGCGCCTACGCCGTTCCCGGTACCGTCGCCGCCCTGCCGGCCCCGACCCAGGACCGTGTCAGTTCCATCCTGCTGATCGGCGAGGCGGTGGCCAGGGTGCCGGGCGTGAGGTCCGGCATCGCGATGGCGGCCACGCTGACCTGCATCCAGGAGAACACCGGCCTGGCGGTGGAAACCCTGCGCCGGGCGCTGCCGGCCGGCAATGAACCACTGGCGGCGGTGAACCCGACCCGGCTGGGCGAGCCCATCGGCCTGTCGGCGCGCTCGGTCAACCTGCGCCTCGCCGCCCTGGGCTTCCAGCAGCGCAATGATCGCGACGAGTGGGAACTCACCGAGGCCGGCCAGGCCTGGGGTGAGGCCCTGCCCTACTCGCGCAACGGCCACTCCGGCTACCAGATCCTGTGGAAGCCGGAGGTCGCCGACCTGATCAGGGAGGCTGCGTAATGGCCCTGCCCATCATCTCCGCCGAAGAACGCCTGCGCGAGCGGCATTCCGCCAAGGTTGGCCTGGTGGGCTTCCCCGGTGTGGGGAAGACTACCCAGCTCAAGACCCTCCCGTCCGACCGGACCCTGTTCGTCGACCTGGAGGCCGGCGACCTGTCGGTGCAGGACTGGCCGGGCGACACGGTGCGGCCGCGCACCTGGGGCGAATTCCGCGACCTCGTCGTGTTCCTGGCCGGTCCCCTGCCCACGGCCACCGCCGAGCAGGCCTTCTCCGAGGCCCACTACCGGCATGTCTGCGAGAAGTACGGCGACCCGGCCCAGCTGGCCAAGTACGAGTACTACTTCGTCGACTCGCTGACCGTGCTCTCCCGCCTGTGCCTCGCCTGGTGCAAGACCCAGCCGCAGGCCTACTCGGAGAAGAACGGCAAGCCGGACACCCGCGGAGCCTACGGCCTCCTGGGCCAGGAAATGATCACGGCGCTCACCCACCTGCAGCACGTCCGGGACAAGCACGTCATCTACGTCGCCATCCTCGAGGAGAAGACCGACGACTACAACCGGCGCTACTACCAGTTGCAGCTGGAGGGCAGCAAGACCGCACTGGAGTTGCCGGGCGTGCTCGACGAGGTGGTGACGCTCGCCATCCTCAAGGCCGACGACGGCAGTCCCTACCGGGGCTTCGTCACCCGCGCCGACAACCCCCAGGGCTACCCGAGCAAGGACCGCAGCGGCCGCCTCGACGCCGTCGAGGAGCCCCACCTCGGCAAGCTCATCCAGAAATGCCTGGACATCCAGGCCTGACCACCGAATCCAAGGAGCAAGACATGAACCAGAACAGCTGGCAGGACTTCAACGACGCCGAACAGCAGCAGGGTTTCGACCTCATCCCCAAGGGCACCCTGGTCAAGGTGCGCATGACCATCAAGCCGGGCGGCTGCGACGACCCCGCCCAGGGCTGGACCGGCGGCTACGCCACGGAGAGCTTCGATACGGGCAGCGTCTATCTCGCCTGTGAGTTCGTCGTGCTGGAGGGCCCGTTCGCCAAACGCAAGATGTGGTCGAACATCGGCCTGCACTCGAAGAAGGGCCCGACCTGGGGACAGATGGGCCGCAGCATGATCCGGGCCATCCTCAACTCGGCCCGCAACGTCCATCCCCAGGACAACTCACCCCAGGCCGCCGCCGCCCGGCGCATCAACGACTTCGCCGACCTGGACGGCATCGAGTTCCTGGCCCGCGTGGACGTGGAGAAGGACGCCAAGGGCGATGACCGCAACGTGGTGAAGCTCGCCGTCGAGCCCGACCACAAGGACTACGCCGCCGCCATGGGCGTCGCCTCGCGCGCACCCATCGGCGGTCAGACGACCGCCACCCCGACCGCGCCCGTCAACCCGGCAACCCAGCGCCCGGCCACCTCCGGCAAGCCGGCCTGGGCGCAATGAGGGGGATGCCATGAGACGCGCATTTCCACGCTGTTTCGATACGCGCCGCCAACATGAGCTCTGGGTGGAGGCCGCTCACCGCAGTTCGCCGGGCAGGAACAGCTACTGCACCGACTGCACCGCCGACTACCAGCGGCGGATGGTCGCGAAGCGGCGCTGCGGCCACCCGGCCACGGCCTTCCATGTGGATGACGATGGGTTCGCCGAGGGGCGCCGCCCCCTCGAGGACCGCATCCGGCATGGGGAGGTGGCGTGAAATGCTGGGTCTGCTCGCGACAGGCACGGGGCTTCGGCCATCTGGACGGCCGCTTCAAGCTGGCCGATCCCCGGCGCTATCCCATGGACTGGGCGTTCTGCAGCCGGCGCTGCCAGGACGCCTTCCACAAACTGTACGGCAACTGGGTCGATGCGAAACGGTTCGGCAGGGAGGTCGCCATGACTGACCCGTCTGAACTGGAAATCGCCGCCATGCGGCGCTGCCTCAGGGCCTTCGGCGAGGCGGCCGGCGTGATCGGCTTTGCCAAGCCGCTGGGCGACTACTCCGAAGCCGAGGCCATGCAGGTCATCGACGCCATCGTCACCTGCTACACGGAGACGATGGTCGAGCAGCACGAGGCCACCAAGTATCCGCCGGTGCGTGGCGTGCCCGCAGTCGCGGGCGACCCGTTTGCAGACCTGGAGGAAGACCTGCCCTGGGAGGTGAAGTGATGCTGGATTTCAACGCCACCGCTTCCCTCTCAGGGCGCCTCACCGCCCTGGTCGACGCCGGTATGCAACAGGCCCGTACACGGGAGGAGGCGCGCACCTACCTCGGCGCCTCCCGCCTGGGCGTGGCCTGCGAGCGTGCCCTGCAATTCGAATTTGCCCAGGCACCGGTCGACCACGGGCGTGAATTCGGCGGCCGGATGCTGCGCATCTTCGAGCGCGGCCACGTCATGGAGGACTGCATGGTGCAGTGGCTGCGCGACGCCGGCTTCGATCTGCGCACGCGCAACCGCAGCGGCGGCCAATTCGGCTTCTCGGTGGCAGACGGCCGACTGCAGGGGCACGTCGACGGCGTCATCGTCGGCGGCCCCGAGGGCTTCGGCTATCCCTGCCTGTGGGAGAGCAAGTGCCTGGGCGGCAAGTCCTGGCGCGAGTTGGAAAAGCATCGGCTTGCCGTGGCCAAGCCGGTCTATGCCGCCCAGGTCGCCATCTACCAGGCCTATCTCGACCTGCATGCGCAGCCTGCCCTGTTCACAGCGCTCAACGCCGACACCATGGAGGTCTACGCCGAGTTGGTGCCCTTTGACGCCGGCCTCGCCCAGCGCATGTCGGATCGTGGCGCGCGAGTCATCACCGCTACCGGGGCAGGCGAGCTGCTGCCGCGCGCTTTCACCGACCAGACCCACTTCGAATGCCGCATGTGCGCCTGGCAGGACCGCTGCTGGAGAGCACAACCATGAAACACACCCTTCCCCAACCCCCGGTGGTGGAGCCGATGGTCGATGCCCACCACGCGGCGCAGGCCCTGAACCTGCCGCTCTACTACTTCACCAAGCCGGCCAGCCGCGTGGCGCGGCGGATCCCGTTCTACCAGATCGGGCGGACGATCCGCTTCCGGCTCTCCGAACTGGAGGCCTGGTCGGCGCAATACCGGAACCAGGCGGCAGGACAGGAGGGCGAATGATCGACT